CCGGTACGATGAGCGCATTGAGCGTCTCCTCGCCATCACCAACGAGGCCCCTGTTCGCGTTCCTGGAGACGAAGATGACATACCTTTCTGAAGACGAACGCTCTGAGTACGGCGCTGAGTGCCTGATCACCGGCGTGACCCTTTTCAACTCCGAAACGGGCGAGTGGAAGCCGGCGGATCTCTTTCAGCTCGGCACAAACTACATCGTCAATGCTTCCGGGCCGTGGCAGCCGCAGCGTCCCCTCCGCAAGAGTGAGAAAACCTTCTCCTTCTCCTTCAATCAGGACAAGCACTTCACTCGCCGCAACGTCTACGTCTTCCCCGTCCTAGCCGGCTGGCTCAATCAAGCCGCCCTTGACTACATCAACAAGGCTCCATTATGACCCGCCCTCCTTTCCCTGCTGTCATCGACAGCTCACTCATCGCCGCCTTCCGTTCCTGTCCGCAGAAAGCCTACAAGGAGTTCGTGGAGCACTGGAAGCCGCGCGATCCCTCTGTCCACCTCCACGCCGGCGCCGCCTTTGCTCGCGGCCTCGAGGTTGCACGGGAGGCCTTTTACGTCAAGGACCAATCGCCTCACGATTCGATCGCCGCCGGCCTGCGCGCCTTGATCCAGCACTACGGAGAGTTCGAGTGCCCGCCAGACTCCCCGAAGTCTCTCGAGCGTATGGCAGGAGCCCTCGAGTTCTACTTCGACCGCTATCCTCTCGGCCAGGACAAGGCCATCCCCATGACCCTTCCTGGCGGCAAGCGCGGAATCGAGTTCTCCTTCCTCGAACCCCTGGGCATTGCCCATCCTGAGACAGGCGACCCGCTCCTCTACTCCGGCCGGTTCGACATGCTGGTAAACTACGAGAACATGGCGCTCGGGGAGGATGATAAGACCACCTCGCAGCTCGGAGCCTCGTGGCCGCGGCAGTGGGACCTCCGCTCCCAGTTCACTGCGTATGTCTGGGGCGCACGGCAGGCGGGAATCAAACTCGACGGCTTCCTTGTCCGCGGCGTGTCGATCCTGAAGTCCAAGTACGACACCCTCGAGGCTATTACCTACCGGCCGACTTGGCAGATCGACCGCTGGCACGAGCAAGTCCTCCGCGACATCCAGCGGATGATCCAGTGCTGGGACTCCGGCGTGTGGGATTATAACCTGGACCACGCCTGCGCGGAGTACGGCGGCTGCCCATTCAAGGGCGTGTGCCAGATGCAGCGGCCGGAGATTCTCCTGCGCCAGCAATTCGAGCGTCGTCGCTGGGACCCGGTCACGCGGGTGGAGACGGTGATAGAGGAGGAAGCGTCATGAGAGGCAACCATGAAGTCTCTCGCAGTGCCGAGGTGACGCTCAACGATCGCACCTACCTGGTTGATTATACGATCAGTGGCAGCTGCTACTACGACCCCGGCAAGCTGAGTGGCCCGCCCGAGGACTGTTATCCGCCCGACGGAGGCGTTGAGGACTACGAGATCAAGATCAACGGAGTGTTCGGTGATGACGGCCTACCCTGCATCGAAGACGCGCCGAGCAACGACAAGCTGATCCCGGAGATCGAGAAGACGAAGCCAGACGACTACCTCTTCGAGAGCTGGCTGGAGACAGGGCCGGATGAACCCGACTACCCCGACGACGAAGGCTGACGGCAATGCAACCCTCTCCACGTTCGAAGGCAACCAGCTCGTCTCCTCGGAGCTGGTCTACTGCTGCGGGTACGAGGGCGGACGGAGTGCCTACTGGCCTCACCTCGCCACCCTCTGCCCCGAGTGTGGAGAGGTCTGGCGGCGGGAGGTCTACACCTACCACTTCCTTTACCAACCGCTCGTACCTGACAGGTGGAGGTCGCGGAGTGAACTCTGCCCCGCCTGCGTCCCAAAGATTTTTCAACAACTCCTAAAGGAGCATTCATGGTAGACCCTACAACCGGCGAGATCACCGGAGACGTTCAACAACTTCTCGGCCCCAAAGTCTGCATCATGGGGCTGGGCGGGACAGGCAAGACCTACTCGCTCGGCACCCTGGCAGACTGGTGCGACCGGAACAAGTTTGAACTCGCCATTCTCTTCACCGAGCAAGGGCTGGAATCTTTCCTCGGCTACTTCCGCGATCAGGATCGGGAGCCGCCCGCCTGCGTTTACTGGCATCAGCAGCGGACGAAACCAATCTCCCTCAAGAACCTCAAGCTCGCGGCCGAGAATGTCGGGAAGCTTTCCTATGAGGCCCTCGCCAAGTCGGTCGATACCAATCGCAGCGGGGAGAACAATGCCTTCTGGAAAATCCTGGGCAGCTGCTCCGACTTCGTGGATGACCGGACGGGGAAGAAGCTCGGCGGGCTCGAGGAATTCCCCCTCAACCGCATCTTTGCAATGGATTCGCTGACCGAAACCAGCAATGCCGCGATGAAGATGCAGATCGGCTCCCGCCCGATGGCCAGCCCCGGCGACTACGGCGTGGCGCAGAACAACCTGATGAACTTTCTCCGCCTCGTTACGCAGGGCATCCCCTGCCCCTTCGTCATGACGGCCCATGTGGACCGGGAAACTGACGGCGTAACGCAGCAGACCAAGATCATGATCAAGGCGATCGGGAAGGCCCTGGCGTCGGAGATTCCAACCCTCTTCTCCGAGATGATCTACACGACGCGGGAGGCGGATAAATTCTACTGGGACACGGCGGCCTACGGGGTGGATACCAAGACCCGGAGCCTCGGAATCAAGTCTAAGATCGAACCGAACTTCGCGCTGATCTTCGACAAGTGGAAGAAGAGGGCAGGGGTATGAGCCGCCGCCAGCATACCGTCCTGATCCTCCAAGTCCGCATCCCAGTGCCAGCGGGGAAGACGCAGGCGCAAACGATCGAGTGGACAAAGAAAATCCTCACGGGTGAGTGGGTGCCGGGCCTTGCTACTATGGCCTCCCCTCAAACCCAAGTCAAACTCTCCGGAAAGGAAACGGTGTATCTATGACCACCACCAAGATCGCGGACATCGTAGCCGCCATCCCCTACGGCGACGAGGGGAAGCGCAAGTATCGCACTGTCGGCGCCCTCCTCAAGCGCGGGGACAACGACGCCTCCAAGGGACCGGGCTTCATGGTCGTCCTGGATGCGTGGTTCAATCCCGCCGGCCTGCCTATCAACGACGGCGGCGAAGTGTTTCTGAGCTGCTACCACCCGAGGGAGCGAGTGATGCCAGCGCCAGAGACTGGCAAGGCCTTCCGCCCGCGTCCGCCCGCCCCCTTCGCTGGCGACGAGGACGACATCCCCTTTTAAACGCCGTCGGCAGGAGCGTTTAATCCTGCCAATTTCCTCAACCCTGAAAAGGAACCTTTATGAAACCCTCCATAGGCCGCGTGGTCTGGTACTATCCAGCAGCTCACGGCGATTCGCAACCTTGGCCGGCGTTGATCTGCTTTGTCAGTTCAGACACGCTGGTTAATCTCGGCGGCTTCCGTTCTGACGGAACTCCGTTCGACGCCTGCAACGTGCCGTTGTTCCTGCCCGACGCGCCGCTGCCTGAGCAAGGTCCCTACTGCACGTGGATGCCCTACCAGGTGTCTGCTGCAAGCGAGGCCGCTGCCAAGGTTCCCGCTCCCTCTTCCCTCAAACCCCTCACCAAGTAAGGACTCATCATGACCTCTCCATTTGATCCCAACGTTTTCCTGGACGCACAGACCCCTGAAGTCAACGAGAAGCGTCCGCCCCTCCCCGTCGAGAACCCTGCGTCCGAGGACGGCCTCTACACCGCAGTGATCGGCGAGATCAAGACGGCCTCCGGCGTCATCGAAAAGGGTGATCGCGCGGGCCAGCCCTGGGTCTCCATGATCGTTCCCCTCCGCGTGCAGGTGCCGTCGGAAGTCCAGGGTCTCGGCATTCCGCCCGAGCTGACCCTGACCGACCGGGCCTTCCTCGACCTCACCCCGCAGGGTGCGCTGGACAATTCCAAGGGGAAGAACCGGGCGCAGCGGACCTATCGCGACGCTTGCGACATGAACAAGCCGGGCGAGCCCTTCGCGTGGCGCATGCTGCAGAATCGCGTGGTCAAGCTCAAGTTGACCCACGAGCTGTACGACGGTGCGGTGCAGGAACGGATCGCCGGCATCTTCCCGAGCTGATCGCCGTGAACACCCGCGAAGTTACGCTTGCAGGTGTTACGTTGCAGCTGGCCTGTTTTGGAACAGCAGCTGCAGCCGGTTGGTGGACGGATCTGAGCACAGGTGCCCCAACCAACACGCAAGCGGGAGAGCCGCCGGCAGTTAACGTACCAGAAAAGCTCATGTTGATCGTCTCTGAAGTCGCGGAAGCGATGGAGGGTCATCGAAAGAACTTGATGGATACGCATCTGCCGCATATCAGTATGCTGGAAGTGGAACTGGCTGATACAGTGATTCGTTGTTTCGATCTGGCCGGTGGTTTAGGCATGACACTGGGCCCGACGATCGCTGAAAAGTTGTTGTACAACTCGAAGCGTGCCGATCACAGGCTTGAGAACAGGCGTGCCTCCGACGGCAAGAAGTTCTGACCACAGGGGGAGGCTACCATACCTCCCCCACCCCCTTTATCAAGGACCCTCTCGTGAAAACCTACCCACTCGACAAGATCATCACTCCCCCGAACCGCCAGCGCAAAGAATTCGATCCCGCAAAGCTCCACGAGTTCGCTGACGGGATTGAGAAGCGCGGCCTCTTTCACCCGATCGTAGTCCGCTGGGCCGACCCGGTGCCGGGCGAAGCGCCCAAGCTAGTCCTCGTCGCCGGCGAGCGCCGCCTCCGCGCTGT